TACTATTAAAATTTTCTTTTTCATAAATAAATCCTCCTATTTATTTAATTTATCTTCAATTCTAATTAGCTTTTCATTTATATTACTGAATTGTTGCACTGCTCTATCATCATGTTGTCTATATTCCGCTGTATTATTATCAATACTTGTTTTTAGTAAATTTAAACTTTCAGCAATATTGCTATTTGAACTAGACAGTTCCTTTAATACTTGTGCATTGTTACTTTTGTCATCTTTTCTGTCTTTTCTATCTTCAATATACATATAAACAAAAAGGGCAGCTAAAATAACTGTCCCTCCATAATTAAATACTAATTGTGCAAATTCTGTCATAATCTATTCCTCGCTTTCTTCATTGGTATTTGGTTCTTTTGGAAATTCTACATTATAAGGAAATCCATCTTGCTTTGTTATATCTCGTAATTCTTGTCTATATTTTGCATAATTTCCATTAATTGAATTGCCTAGTTCCTGGAAGAAAGTTTTTACACAATTTAAAAGAGATGTAGCTGTTACATTTTCAGGTATTTCTATGTTTAGTCTATCTAAACACATATATTTATCTGATGCTTGTAATAACTCATCTCTTTGTTTTCTAATTTCTGTTGCTAATTCATTATATTCAGTATCTTTTGCTAATTGTAGCCATTGACTAAATTTTTCTGTATTATCATTTAATTCTTTTTCTAAATCATCTCTATAATTTGTTTTAAGTCTATAAATATCAAATGTATATTTTGTTTCTTCTTCAGATGATTCTTCTTGAATATTATCATAAAAAACAATTTCACAATTTCCATCAATAATATTCTCTAATTCAAATTTATTTTCTGGTTTTAAATTGCTTTCTGCTTTCATATCTTACCACTCCCTTACATTTATTTATATCAATATAATTTCTTACATATTTTTTATTATAATTATATGAATTACAATGTTTGAGCCAACCTGTATATGATATTACTGCAGATGCATCCGTAAAATTCACTTTACTTTTCTTATATATTTTCTTTATTCTTCTTTTTATTCTTAAGAAATTACTTCTTCTTAATGTTGTATATCCACGATAAAATCTATAACCGTAAAAAATCAACTGGCCTAGTATCTACTTTAAATAACTGCCAATTTTCTTTTAGCTGCAATCCTTCTTTTTTTAAGTATTCTTCAATTTTATCTTTTACTTTGTGAAGTTCTTTTTTATTTCTACTAAATAAAGCCATGTCATCCATATATCGCAAATAATATTTTATTTTTAGTTCTTCTTTTATATAATGGTCTAAATCTTGTAAATAAAAATTTGCGAACCATTGACTTGTATAATTTCCAATAGGTAATCCTTGAGGATGACTATCAATAATATTAAAAATTAAATCTAAAACATCGCCATCTTTAATAACTTTTCTAAATTTGGTTTTTAGTATTTCTTTATCAATAGATGGATAAAATTTTTTAACATCTAATTTTAAGCAATATTTAGTATTTTTTCTATCTCTAACTAATATTTTTTTGATATACTTTGCTCCATATAATATTCCTCTGCCTTTTACTGATGCACAACAATATTCATACATTCCTTTTTTCAAAACATCTTCAATTTGCAACATTAAAGCCCAATGAACACATTGGTCAGGATAAAATGCAGGTTTATATATAATCCTTTCCTTTTTCCTTGCTCCATCTTCAATTTTCATTTCTTGATATGGACTTGCTTTAAATGTTTTTGTTTTTAATATTTCGTGTAATTCATCAACATAATAATAAATATTATCTATTATTCTTAACACATTTTTTCTATTCTTTTTTCCTTTAGATGCTTTTATAATTGCTTGATAAATATTATTTTTATCAACAATTTTACTGTAAAAATTACCTTTTCTTTTCATCTTATTTCTCCTGGTATTCTTATTTTTGTCTACCGATTTTTCGTTCAAAAGGAACTACTAGACCAGTCCAGTTGCGACTTTATTTTTAGCAAGGGCTATGGAAGATGATGTGCAAATTTAATAATTTTACTTTTACAAAAATAATAACACGGCAACCGATGTTCCAATTCGAATTAGAAGAAGTGTTGTTCAAATTCCAATACCACAAGCCACAGTTCGTACCATTGTTCAAATTACCACCGACATGGGCAACCCTCAAAAGACCACCCATAAAATGCCTACAAGACACACCAAATCCCTTGCCCAATATTATAATAGATTTTCAAAGAAAAAATAACTCCTCTACAGTATAGTTAATATTTATGGGGGTTGACCACCCCCAAACCCCCGTATATTACTGGTTTATAAGAACACGGCAACCGATGCTCCAATGCGAATAAGAAGAAGAGTAGTACAAAAACCAATACCACAAGCCACAGTTCGTACCATTGCCCAAAATACCACCGACAAGGGCAACCCTGTTTCCAGATGAAGTCCAATGATAATCGCATTGGTATGTAGAATCTGCTGCTCCAATTTCTGTAGGAAATCTTACTAAAGGCTCATCTGTATCAAATCCAAGAGTTTTACTCCATCCATTTGCATTTACATCTACATAACCTAATTTCTTATAAGGTTCTTCAAATTTATCTGATACATATTGAGATGGATCTTTGCATAAATATGCTTGATAATCTTTTATATTTATTCCATCAACCCAAGCCCATAAGTTTCCAAATGGATTTTCAATACCCCTATAAATTACACCATGCTTACTATCATTTACTAGACATCCTGATATCATTCCTAAGCTATCGCAACTTCCTGAAAATTGAGGAGAACTCCAAATTACATTCGTTAAAGCAATATTTACTGGATCACCATCAAAAATAATTTCTTTCCCAGTTACACTTCCCTCTTCGTAATTATTTATTGCGGTAATTTTTCTATCTGTTGCTACTCCATAATTTCCTGTTCCACTTGTTCCAATACTTATTGTTTGTCCTACATAGAAAGAATTACCTGCTGTAGTATTTACAATAAATCTGTTTGTATTATTTTCTGCTACTAGTGCGACATCTCCACTATTATATCTCATTGAAACAAATCCATTTCCTAATACAGATTGTGAATGATATGTTGCATATTCTACTAAAAACAAAATGTTTATTATAAATTGTCTATAATCTAATAAACAAAATTCATCTCCCAGTGCTTTTGCAAGTGTTCTAAATGCTCCAATTGTTTTTTGATTTGCAGGTGTTAAACCACTATAACTATGTAATGTTCCATCTACTAATCCCATGTGATATCTTGCTTCTAAAAATTTATTAGATTTTGTAAATCCTGCTCTTGCATAATCAGCAATTTGTATGTAATCATAATCATTATCTTGCCATATTTTGTACCAAAAGTCTGGAATTTGTGTATATACATCTCCATTGCTTCCATCAAATTTAAAATCAGGATCTCCTATATATGCTAATATTTTCTTATTGGTTATATCATAATTGCAAGTTTTTATTTCAGACCAAGGTGCTAAACTATCAAAATCATTTTGTACTGCTGTTGTACCTTTTTGTGCATTAGCAACTAACCCTACTGCATCATCTGTTCTTTCCCATTTATTAGATGAGTTATTTGATATTTTTCTTTTAATACCATATACATGACCTCTAGTAGATTGTATATTGTCAATTTCATTTTCTATATTTGATATATTGTTTTTTAAAGTAGATATATCTTGTGAATTTGTTGCTATATTTGTTTTATTTGTTGATATATCTTTCTTTACTGCAGTATCATCATAATTACTTAGTCCTTTTAATTTTGTTTCATAGTCTGCTGTAAAATCTTTTGTTGATAAGCCTTTTCCTGTAACTTTATCTACTTTATCATCATTTAATTTTTTTACACCATCATTTATTTTAGTCCAGTTATCATTTAAAGCCTTATCTATATCAAAATTTGAGTCTAAATCTTCACTATTGTTTGTATCCCATTTGAATAGGTTTAAAAAATCTGTCCATCCTGCCATTTTTATTCCTCCTTTAATTTATTTTTTTGCCATCAATGTAAACATCACCATTCCAAATTTGTAATGCTCCTTTTAGGCTTTCATCATATTTACCATTTATTGCAATTCCATTTTTTGTTATTGCAATTCCTGGCTTTCCACTACCAAGTACATAATTATATGTATATGTAGTTAATTTATCTGATATAGTAACCTGAATATCATAGCTTTCGTTTATATCAAAGCCATTTGCCCCTAAATCTCCTTTGATTAAACCTTCAAAAGAAAAAGTCTTTCCGCTACTTACAGGATTTAAAACTGTCTGTCCTGAAATCCAATCAGAAGATGTTGTTTTCTTGTATTTATAAGAACAACTTTTTATTGCATTTAATACAGAGCCAAAGCTACCTTCCCATATATTTCCGCTGAAACTTAATGTAACATCTGAACCTATACCATCTTCTCTTATTGCTTCAAGTTTACTTATTGCAATAGCAGAATAATCAATGTAAGTAGATGGCGAGATTTGTTTTGGTGTACTATTTCCTCTACTATCTATCGCATACATTGTAAATATATTGCTTTTAACTGAATTTATTGTAGCTTGTACATTGGCTGTAGATGAATAATTTACATCTACTTGGCTACTTCCAATAACAAACCTATATTTTGACATTGTTGCACCATTTTGAGCAACAGCCTTATTTGCAGTAGAAACTGTTGCTCTTACATTTGAATATCCTTTTATAATTGTTTTATTATTTCCTGTTAATGCTATTGTTGTGCTGTTGGTATCTTCATAAACAAAATTAGAAAATGTTGGATTACTATTAACTACATTTAAGGTTCCAACTTTCTCACTATAATAGTCTGAATTTCCATAGGTAATTACCCCCACTTTAATTGAACTTGAATTGCTATTTGGAAAGTATTGCAACATAGATAAAATCTGTGCAGCAGTCCATGTATAACTTGTATCTGTTGTTTTCCCTGATGTTAGTCTTCTTGTTCCTGAAGGACAATCTAGGAAATAAGCAATTTTATTTCCACTAGGATTACTACAATTTACAGTTAATGAATTATTACTATTTATACTAAAATTATCTGCTGGGCTTGAAATTGTTGCTTTGTTTTTAGTTTTTATTGTTACTGTTCCACTTTCAGACCACAGTCCACTATCTGCTCTTCTCAACCTGACTTTTACAGTATAAGAAGTGTTAGGAGATAGATTGCCAATTGTAAATGTTCCACTTTTTCCATCGCTTGCAACAGAATCTCCAGCATCAGTCCAACTTCCACCATTTAATGAATATTGTGTCCAATCTCTTTTTGGGTCGCAAGTCCATTTTGCTGAAATTGAATTTAATGCAGAACCATTGTTATATAAATTTATACTATTTAAGTATCTTGGAATTGAGTTTATAGACCAACTTCCGCTTCCACTACAATTTACTGCAACTGTATAAATACCAGCTTCTGCACTAGCACTAAATGATTTACTACCATCAGAATTGTGATATATTCTTTTTGTACCACTTGCAACTGTTGTTCCATTATATAAACTTATTCTGGTGCTCGAATTATAAACAGTCTCACCATCAATAACAACTTTAAAATTTCCTGCTTTATACCAACTTGTTGTACTTCCACCAGCTCCGACTAAATTCCAACCTATATCAGTATAGTTACCTTCTATACTTTGGCTATTAATCCACCAGTTAAAAGTTAAATATCTAACACTATATGCACTTGTGTTAAATGAACCACTATTTGCCAATTCTCACACCTCCTATAACAAACTACTTAACCATATTTGAGAGCCTACTTGTTGTACTAGCATTCCTGCTATTTGAGCCTTTCCTCTAACAACCATTTCTTCTGTTTCCATACCTTTGTCTGTAAACTCTGCAACGGTTTCATTGCTATTTGTATTATTTATTCTTACACCATCTGCATCTGCTTTTAATTCAGTATTTTTGGTACTTGATTTTACTGTTATTCCTTTTCCAATTTGTACCGTGTCTGTTATCGTTTCGTTTGCATTTTGTGTCCAAGTTTGTTTTACATCTCCTAAATTTCCCATTAAATCGCATAAAATAAAAGCATCATCCGTATCGGTTGTAATTCTAAATTCTAAAGAATTAGAAGTTACCTCAACTATAAATGCTTTTTCTTTAAATTCATTTCCTGTACTTTCAAAATCCCAATTAAGTTCATTTATACCTATTGAGCCTTTTGCAAGTTCTGTTGTTTTCTTATATAAGAAACTTATAGTATATATTCCATTTTTTACTTGAACAACTTGCTTTGCTGTTCCAACTTTTATCTTATATCCTAATCCGCTAACTGAATTATTTTTAATTTCTGTGTTTGAATATTCTTCAATATTTCCATTAAAATTTTCTGCAGCATATAAGAATATGTTTCCTCCTCCAGTTGTAGAAACAGTATTTGTAAGCCCTTCTATTGTTTGCTTTAAGCTTTCAATTTCTATCTTTGTATTATCTTCTACATTTTGAATTTTTAATTCTGTGCTTTCTAAATCCATTGAAATAGAATTTATTTTACTACCACTATCTTCTTGTTGTTCTATCAACATTTGGATTTGATTTGCTTGTTTATTACATATAATTTCCGTATTTGTAAGTCTTTTTTCAATACTTGTTGCATATTCATATTTAGTCTCTGAATATTGTGTTTCTTCAGTATAACTTTTGCCTTTTATTCCTGAACTTATATTTTCTACAATATTAAA